TGCATATATGAGCGAATGCATGATGAATGATGCCATGTTTGTTAATACTGCTGGCATGTCAACAAGCGACGCTAAATACATGTGCGGCATGTCATATATGAAAAACCGTCAAATGCTTATGGAAGGTGCTGGTGAACTTACTGAAAAACAAATGGGTTTACCAACAAATCTAAAAAAAGGAATTTTAAAGCGCTACGAAAAAGCTGGAACTCTTTCAGAAGAAGGAAAAAAACAATTAATGAGTTTAAGTTCAACAGTTGAAATCGAAGTTAAAGATGAAGAAGAGAATGAAAATGAATCTGGTGATGAAGGCGAAAATGGCGAAAAAGAAGACATGCAAGAAATGCAAGCCGAACCAACCGCAGTTTTCGTTCAAGAACCTGCTCCACCAAGCGGTAATATTACTCCGAAAGCTGCTGAAGAAGGTCTTAAAATAGACGAGAAGCTACAAAAAGAACAAGAAGCTGCTGCTCCTAAAAATCCTCAGTTACAGAGCCCCACATTTAATCCAAAAGTTTAATTCTAACAGTTAATATATAACCGCTGGGAAACCAGCGGTTTTTTTGTATCTTGACATCTTTACTGTTCTCTGTTATTGTTCTGGCATGAATAAAAGACAGTTATTACAAAAACTGTTGTTTGCGCCTAATAAAAAGAATCCAAAATTTTGGCAGAAACAATATTCTTTATTAAATAAATTACTTAAAGATTTTCCCGATATGAAATTCTGGGAAACTCATGAATTTGATAAAGTAAATTGTTTAACTTTATTTCTAGCCGAAAGAAAGTATGAAATAACAGATAAATATAAATGGTTCCTTTTTCAACCTGAATTTAAGAATCCAGAAATAAATATAGGCGATAAAACGGGTGATGATTATAATATAGAAAGCAAACCAAAAACAATTAAGCAATTTTTAAAATGAGTAGAAAATCAAAAGACGAATCAACTGAAGCAGCAAGCATTTTAACTTCTCAAGAACAGCTCAAAAGCTTTCTTAAGCAGAATAAAGAATCGCATTATAATTTTGAAGAGACAATAGATTATCGCGTATCTAGCGGTAGTTTAATTTTTGATTACAAACTAGGTGGGGGCTTAGGCACTGGTTTGCATCGTTTTGTAGGTATGAATGAAGGCGGTAAAACTAGTTGCGCTTTGCAATTCATGAAGAATTTTCTAGATACTCAAAAAGATGGTAAAGGCTTTTATATTAAAGCTGAAGGACGATTGAGCAAGGAAATGATTGAAAGATCAGGTGTTAAGTTTGTTTTCTCAGAAGATGAATGGGTAAAAGGTACATGTTTTGTATTTGAATCTAATATTTATGAAACTGTATTTGATGCGCTCAGACTTCTAGTTGGGAAAAATGATGAAAAGAATAGGTATTTCTTTTTGCTAGATTCTGTAGATGGTCTTATCAGAAAAGGTGATTTAGATAAGACTTTTGAAGAATCTCAAAAGGTTGCTGGTGGAGCTGTTATTGCTGCTGACTTAATGAAGCGCATGTCTATTTCGCTTCAAAAGCGTGGGCACATGTGCATATTTATTTCACAGGTTCGTGCAGATATTAAGCTAGATCCATATAGCAAAGCCCCAATTCGTCAAACCAGCGCAACTGGCGGTAATGCATTATTGCATTTTGCAAATTGGATTATTGAATTCGAACCTCGTTTTAAAGGCGATCTGATTCTACAAGATGAAAAAGCTAACTATGATGAATATAAGAATCCTTATATCGGTCATGTTGTAAAAATAACAGTTAAAAAGTCAACTAACGAAAAGACAAATTCTGTTATTAAATATCCAATTAGATACGGTCGCAAAAATGGAACATCAAATTGGATAGAGAAGGAGATATTTGATTTTCTATTAATGTGGAATTTTGCTGAACAAAAAGGAGCTTGGATCAATTTTGAAGAAGACTTTTTAAATATTCTTAAGGATGCAGGTTTTACAGATTTTCCTGAAAAGATTCAAGGGTCTGCAAAATTTGAAAACCTCATGAATGATAATGAAGCTTTAAAGAAGTTTTTGTTTAAATATATCAGTGAAAATCTACTAAGCTTTGGCGATGGAATTTCTGACACTGACCAATAAAAAGAAACGATGTAAAAATCTTAAACAATATATCATAGATTGGGATATAGATAGCAGAAGTAAGTTCCAAACCAGTGTTAAAAAGTTTGTTAAAAAATACTGGTTTGGAAATATTGTTTTTGAAGAGTTTCCAATTGTTGGTACACGTTTAACGTTAGATTTTTACAACGCTAATAAAAAAATTGCAATAGAAGTACAAGGAAGACAACATACACAATATGTTGAGTTCTTTCATCAAGATCGTATTAATTATTTGCACCAATTGAAGAGAGATCAAGCTAAAGAGAAGTTTTGTGAACTAAATAATATAAAACTTGTAACTATTTACGAAAACGATATAATAAATACATATCTATTTGAGTCTCAGGGTGTAATATTATAATATAAATGAAAAAACAACCGTCAGGTGAAGATTTTAAAAACTTCAAAATTCCAGATAATTATTTTAATAAATTATATGAGTTCACTGGATCTGATGAATCTTCTAAAGGGTTTATTGTTGCATACGTGTCACAAGACGGTTGTCCTATGATTTATACAAAAGTTGCGAGTCCTCTTGTAGAAATGGGTTTAATTAAGGCTATAGAAAAATATTTAAACGAAATTGATAACGCCGAAGAATCTATTGACATGTCTGGAGATTGAGGCTATACTGCTTCAAAATGATATACTCTTACGATTTAGAGACGCAGTTGTTAGCTGGTTTGATTAAATATCCAGATAGATACAGTGAGATAGCTTCATTTATAACAGAAAAAGATTTTTGGAGTGAAAGTTCTAAAATCAATAGAACTATATTTTTAGTTTTACGTCAAGCGATTGAGAATGGAGAAAAAATAGATGAAGTTGTAATTTCTCAACGTGTTAAAAACTATGGTATTAGTTTCGAGGATAATATAAATCCTTCTGACTATATTGAGTCTCTATCGCTTAAAAAGCTTTCTGCTGATTCTATTATTTCAGTAGCTAAAGAATTAAAGAAATATACTATTCGTCGTGAAATAGCTTTATGCGGTGCTGAAATAAATAAGAAGATGCGAGCTATATCAACTTCTGCTGATTATAGCTCGATCATTGAAGAAGCTGATAAATTATACAATCAACAAATTAATCTCTACGAAACTGGTACAGATCAGCCAGAAAATATTTTCGATGAGATGGAACAGTTGGTTGAAGAACGAGGAAACAATCCTGTTACAGAGTTTGGTTTTGCTGGTCCACATCCTAAGCTTCAGGATATGTATGGATCTTTATTGAGACCCGGAAACATAACTGTCATAGTTGCTCGTTCTGGTGTTGGTAAAACTCAATTCTGTTTGGATTTTACTACTAAGGTTTCTGAACAATATTCTGTACCTGTTCTTCATTTTGATAATGGAGAGATGAGCAAGGAAGAATTAATTTTTAGACAGTGCGCCGCAATGTCTAAGGTTCCAATGTATTTGCTTGAAAGTGGAAACTGGAGAAAAGCTGGAACTGAAGTAGTAGAAAATGTTCGATCTGTCTGGAAAACTCTTAAGAACAGATATAAACATTTATATTATTACAATGTTGGTGGCATGACTGTTGATGCGCAAATAAGTGTATTGAAAAGATTTTATTATTCTAAAATTGGTCGTGGTAATCCGATGATTTTTAGCTTCGATTATATTAAAACAACAACAGAAGCTAATAGTAACAAAACTGAATGGCAGTTGGTTGGTGAAATGGTTGATAAATATAAACGAACTATTCAAAGAGATATTAAATCTGATAAAGGTCCATGTATCTCAATGATGACTTCTGTTCAGTCTAATCGCGCTGGTATTGTTACAAATAAACAAGCGTCAAATGTTACAGACGATGAAAGCATTGTTTCACTTTCTGATCGAATCACCCAGTTTTCATCGCACATGTTTATTCTTAGAAATAAAACATTTGATGAGCTGCAAAGTGAGCCGGGATTTGGAACTCATAAGCTAATTAATGTAAAAGCTCGCCATCTAGGAAAAGATATTGCTGGCGCTATCAATCCAATAAAAATGGCAGATAACACATTAAAGAAGAACTTCGTAAATCTTGAAATTGCTAATTTCTGCGTTAACGAAAAAGGCGATTTGCGTGATATTGTTGATTCTTTGACTGCAACAGCAACCGTAGCTAAAGATGGAGGCGATGATGTACCAGAACTTGACTGAAAATCCCGCAGAAAGAATCGAAAAGATTCTTTTAGAACTTGGTTATAATTTAAACGATCGCGGTAAATATTGGCAAACAAATGCTGTTTATCGCAATGGAGATAATAGAACTGCTTTACAAATTTGGAAGGATACTGGAATCTGGAAAGATTTTGTAGCTAATACAACTTATCAACCATTTAAAAAGCTTATTGAATTAAGTTGTCAAGACGATATAAGGCTCAAAGAATTTTTTGAGGTAATTGAAGATAAAAATCATTGTTTTATAGATGTAATTAAGACTCCTAAAATGGAAGCTGATCAATTTTTCAGTCATGATGAGGTTAAAACCTTACTTCCTCATTATCAATTCTATAACAATAAAAAAATATCTGATGATATATTAAAAACATATCGATCAGGATTTGCAATGTCAGGCAAAATGAATGGCAGATTTGTTTTTCCTGTTTTCGATGAAAATCAAAAAGTTGTTGGATTGAGTGGCAGACACATGTTATGGAAAGAAAATTCAGCTTTTCCTAAATGGAAACATCTTGGTCGAAAAGCTAATTGGATATATCCAATAAATTTACCTTCTGATATTTTCAGTAAAACAATTGAAGAAAAGAAAGAAATAATACTTATTGAAGGTATTGGAGATAGTTTGGCGTTATCGCAACAAGGCTTATATAATCACCTTGTTGTTTTTGGTCTTGAAATCAGTTCAAAGCAATTATCTTACTTGATGTCTTTATCGTTGAATAAGATATATATATCAACAAACAACGATCAAGATAAAGCAGATAATCGCGGACTTCTTGCCGCTATTAAAATATATTTAAAACTTATTA